TCTGTCTTCTGATTGCATTCTTTTTTCAAGATCATATCCATTAGAATAATAAATAACAGTGTTAGCCTGTGTTAACGTGATACCATATCCACCTGTCTGTGGTGTGCCTACAAAGAATCTTACCTTGTCGTTTGTTTTAAAATTTTTGATTGCATAGTCTCGTTCTTCAGGTAGCGTCTTGCCGTAGTAATGGACCACGGAACCCGGACCATATTTATCCTCTAACAACTTATATATGTTCATGACATCGTGTTGATAGTGTGCCCAGATAATAGCCTTGCCCTCTATCTCTTCTAAAACATCCAGTAGTTCTGCTAATCTATTATTTTTTATCTCCTGTATACTGCCATCATCAGCAGAAAAATGACCACAAGTTATTTGATGTAAGCGCATAAGCTGTGTAAGTGCTGTCATGGTTGTAACAGTTTTACCATTCAATGTAGCTAACGCTTCTCTTTTCATTTGATCGTATAACTTCTTCTGTTCAGCTGTAAGCTGTATTTCTCTTTTCATGTAGATCTTATCCGGTAGATCTAAACAATCTTCTTTTAATACCCTGTAAGAAAAAGGTTTTAATTTATCAGATAACTCACCTAAGTTTTGATAACCCGTAACCAGATTAATTGAACGACCTGATATGTTTGCACTTTTCATTATTGCATATCTGTTTCTAAAACTATAATACGACGCAAAATCTAGTAGTCTAGGATCTAAAAACTCACATTGCGAGTAAAGATCCAATGGGTTTCTAGTGACAGGAGAACCTGTCATTATCCGTCTGTATTTACAAATGGATGACAACGATAATATATTCTTTGTTCTCTTTGCTTTTGGATTCTTTATTGTAGTAGACTCATCGATAGCCATTAAAGATTTATGTGATCTTAAAAACTTGGCTGCGAATAATCTACCTTTGTCTGTGCTAAAAGCTTCTACGTTCATTATAAGTATGTGAAGCTCATGACCTGTTTTAAACAGTTGGTCTAATTTATCTTGTTGTTTTTTATTAATATTAGCTTGCCACAATACGGTCACATTTTCTACGTGGTCAGGTAAATGTGCAGGCAACTCCTGATTGTGCCAAGTGCCTACAACACCTTTTGGTGCAACTATTAGTGCGCCATCTACTTTACCTTTATCGTAAAGCATTGCTAAATTATCTATTAGGACCTTTGTTTTGCCAGTACCCATTTCCATAAAATATGCGAACGTATCTCTATTCCAAGATTTTTCTAAAGCAGTTAACTGATGCGCATACGGCTTCTTTTTAAATTTATATTTCATCTTTCTATTGACTTGTATATAGGATTTTGCTAATAAGTCAAGCATGAAAGAAAAAGAAAGTATGGATTA